AATCAATGCTACTTACCAACGCACAATTTCAAAAGGTAAAATCAAGGAAAACAAGCCGTTATTTGAATGATGGTTCTCAGACAAACGCCTTTTTGTGTAAGTCAAAAATTGTGATATATGCAGGTAATCGCGGCAACGGAAAAACCCACCTAATCTTAAATAAGATACTTCCTTACATAAATATGCCGGAATATCGATGCGTATATATGCGTAAAGAGGTGAAAGATGCGAATGGAGCCGGTGGTATTGTCGATGCTTCAAGAGGTGTTTTTTCTCAGTTCGGGCAATATCTCGAAAGTCAATCAAACATGGTTTGGAAATTTCAGTCTGGATCCAGAGCATCGTTTATGAATTACTCTCCAACGCTAAAGGAATTTCAAGAGGCGATACAAGGTAAGGAATACGCACATATATTTATTGACGAAATAACTCATATAGAGGAGGCTAAGTTTAATGCGCTCTTTGCCAATCTCCGCACAACCTACGGAATAAAAACCCAAATTTTCGGAACTTGTAATGCTGATGCTGATAGCTGGATTTCAAATCTAATTGAATGGTATATCGACCCTGATACCGGCTTTCACATACCGGAACGCGATGGCAAAGAGCGTTTCTTTTTTCAATACGGAAATACTATATCAGAGGCTATTTGGGGCGATTCACGCGAAGAGGTTTACGAATTAGCCAAAGATTACATAGCTCCATTCTTGGATAAGAAAATGCTTAAACACAATTCCCCACTTGATGTAATTATGTCGATAAGTGTTTTTGAGGGCAAAATGTCTGAGAATGAGCGTATTATGAAATCGGGCGGTGGTGGTGTTGAGTATTTAGGACAACTACTCAAAGGCTCTACCGAAATGAAAAACCGATACGCGCGAGCCTGTTGGAAAAAAATTGATATGGGTGATTCGAAAGTATCTGAGGCTGACATGCTTCGATTTTTCAATAACTCAGAGCAAACTAATGGAACTAAATACGCTTCAATGGACGTTGCTGGCGAAGGAACTGACAAGGTAACACTTTGGATTTGGAACGGTAGGCATATTGAAAATGTATATATGGCAGTTGGCTTAAAAGCAAAAGCTCTATATGAATGGACTGTTCGGCACTTAAATCAAGAAGGTGTTCAAGAGCGCAATTTTGTGTACGATGCTATTGGTGTTGGATTTGCTTTCTCTGGATATTTCGATGATGCCGTTAAGTTTATTTCAAATGCCTCAGTATCGGAAGCCAGCAAAGTAAATGCCGTTGATAAAAAAATGATTAAGATTTACGCCAATGCCAAAGCTGAATTGATTGGTAGTTTTCTCGAAATACTTAATAATTATAATGATACAGGCGAATGTGGAATAAGCATAAATCCAGAATTATTGCACCGGGAGTTTTATGGAAAAACTTTAAAACAACATTTACTTCACGAAAGAAAAGCAATACGGTGGAGGTCGGACAAAGATGGTGTACTACAATGCATCGACAAAAAGGAAACAAGGTCAGTTATTGGACATTCAGCCGATATAATTTTTGGCCTTATGTATCGACTTGCACTCGATATTGGACATAAGCAATTCATTCCTATGACTGAAAAAACCAAAGTGAACTTAAATAAATTCTTTTTAAAATATTAATCCCATGAAACCAAACGAAATTAGAATCCCAAAGTATTGGAGTTTCCCAGCACCCAAAAGCAATTATACCATGGATAGCTATAACGATGCTACTAATACAAGGGTTGCTCAGCAAAAATTCTATGATGAGTATTACCCAAGCGGACACCAAATTTTCAATCCGGCTATTTATCCAGATATTCCAATAATGGATGAGAAAGAGAAAATTACTGGATACCATTATGTAAACAGAATATCCTTGCCATTTCAGTGTGAATCTGTTGATATTGTATTGGCGCACTTATTAGGCAATAAGACCCAATTCAAAGATAGTACGGTTGGCGAAAATAAGTCGGAAATTCTATCACAATACAAAGAGTTTTGGGATACTAAAAATATCGACACGCTTCGAAATGATTTGATTAAAAGTATCTTGGCAGTTGGTGATGGTGCTGTGTTGTTTTATCGCGATACCGAACTAAAGGAATTTAAGTGGAAAGTTTTATCGTTCCTTGATGGTGAAGGAATATACGAACACAAAGATAAGTACGGCGAAATTGATTATTTTGGTCGCTTCTATTCACTTATAAATGAAGATGGAACTACCACTGAGTATTGCGATATATTGGATAAAAAGTCAAGCACTACATTCAAAAATACCGAAAAGGGTTGGGTTGTAGTCGAAAGTGGATTGCATGGATTTAAAGAAATCCCGGTTGTTTACTACAAGCGCAAAGCTGGAGCTTTCTGGACACCAGTGCAAAACAATATCCACAATCTCGAAGTTATGTATTCTCGATTGTCTGAGGATAATAGGACTAAGGCAAAAGCTCGCTACCATTTGAAAACCGACAACCCAGACCAAGTGCAAACTACAAGTGCCGGTACTACTGATATTGTAATCACAGATGCTACCGGCGATTTCAAATTAATTTCTGGAGCTGATATTTCAACTCAGTTTAAATTCGAGTGGGAAACCTCTCTCGAAATCATATCCAATAAACTTGGTATGGTATTCCCAAAGTCAAAATCGAGTGGCGACATGCCAACCGGTTCCATGAAAATGATGTTTTATCCTACAGAGCGTATCGTATTTCAGTTAATCAATGAGTTTAACGCTATTCTCGATAAGGTTAATCGCGTTGTAAAAGAGGGTATTATGTTCGAAATGCCAGCACTTGCAAGCGACATTGCTGGTATGAAAATCACAGCCTACATCAAAATGTTTAGCCCACAAGATGATGGCTCGGTAATGACAAGTTTAGGCCAAGCTAAACAATATGGAACTTTAAGCACTCAAACAGTTGCCGAAAATATGCCTTACGCTGCCAATGATGAGGTTAAGCGACTTGAAGAGCAAGCACAAAAAGAAGCCGAAGAGTTAGCTAAACAAAACGCTGCAATGGCATTGGAATCTCCAGCCCAACCTGATAACGAATAATTATGGAAATAAAAATAGTTGACAAAACCGAAAAACCAAAAAAGGCCACATCGGTTAAAAACTTGAAAATGCCTGATGATAAAATAGATTTATTTCGTAGGCTGGCTTGCGACTTATACATTTTGTCAAACAATATGGCACTCTCACACGACATGTATCGCAGGGTTACATTAGGTGGCGAATATGGTGAGCTTGCATCGGCTAATGCTAATGCAATGGCTTTTTTCACGAAGCCAGAAAATGCTAACTATGTTTCGGCTCGTAAATTAGAGTTTTATAAATTTGGATTCGATGAGTATTGTCGGATAAAAAATATCGAACATGCTGAATTTAAAGAGATTGAAAACAAGGCTGCTAGTCGTAACATATCGAAAACTCCAGCTGAGGTTAGAGAGGAAACGCTGATTGATTTACAGAAAATTATCGACAATCCAAATTCTGACGACCAAACACTGCTGGCTGCTATTAAGCAAAGGACTGAAATTACAGATGCGAAGTATAAAGATAAAGGGCAAGATTTGCTTGAAAGTGAAAAATTAATCCATTTTTATCTTCCAGCAGATATATGCTCCAAGTGTCCACATAAGCAATTTATCGAAGATCAGTACAAAGATTTACCAGATGTTGATTTAGAAATATAACAATATGACAAAAAAAGAAATTGAAGATAAAGTTATTGAATATGCTGGCAAAGCTGAATACAACTCCAAAACGACTGAAAATGAAGTTAAGGATAGAATCAATTCGGCTGTAAAGCAAATTGTCGCACTGGCATTTCTATTGCCAAATCAAGGTAAGGATTTTAGATTTGGTCAAAATCAAAAAGTAGTACTCATTCTTTCTCAAATGCGAAAGGATATTGAAGCTATAATCAAGAAAAGCGTTCGGTATGCCAAATCAATTTCGGGAAGGCTTAACGGACAGTTTGGTTACAAAACAGCCGATTGGGATACTGATAAATGGGTAGAATCGCAAAGGTATAATAAAACGTATTTGCAAAGATTGTACACATATACGCTTAGAATGAAATTCGAGCTGGAGGCTTTCGTAGCTGTTGGCATGGTTCGAAACTTATCGCAAAACCAAATTACAGATTGGTTTATGATTAATATAAATTCACCACATACGGTTCCAGAAATACTTGATGCGGAAGGATATTTGGCAGTTCGTACAAGTGGGATACTTTTAGTTGGCACAGGAGGCATAACAAGCGCCTACAAGTCAATAGTTCGACTAAACAAAGATATGGTTATGGCAGGCTACGCAATAGCTAATAATAAGACATGGGGTAAGTATGGGCTGTATAAATATGTCCTTGTAGTGAACGATGCTAAAACGTGCGCTGCTTGTCAAATGAATATCGGACTTACTTTTCCGGCTGATGAGTTTGTGGCTCCTTTGCACCCAAGCTGCAGGTGTCGTGAGGTTCTAATCGTACCATAAAGAAAAAGGCTGCTAGTTATTTAGCAGCCTT